GGGCCGTCGCCACGGTGCCGTCGAGTGTCTTAGTGCCTGCTGGGCAAGCGATAGGCAGGTTCGATATCACGATAGGCGCGGTAGCAGGGTCGGCTATTATTACGGCGACCTATAACGGCGGAAGCGCGCAGTGTTCGGTGGTAGCGTCCAATCCATCGACTGGCGTTCAATGGCCTAATGAGCCGTCGGGCATGATTGTAGTAACCGACACCCCGTTTAGTGACTCACTTCCCTCAGAATGGTTCAATGTGTATAACACACAGGCTTACGCTTCTCCAGGTGGAACTGGAACTGCGTTCAGCCCACCTCGTGCCTTCGACGAATTCATGGCGGCGGGAAGTAACACAGGAAATGGACAATGGGGAATAAACTTTCCACATAGTGGCGAGATCTACATGGGTATGTATTGGAGTACGAACGCCGACTTCGTTGGATACGCTAATACGACGAACAAGATGATCTTCTTTCGGGATAGAAATCTTGATAACAGTTTCTTGAACTGGCACGGCGCCCCAGGTGCCGCGAAGCAGATTAAGTGGTACTTCCAGTCTCCATATTCCAACGCGCATATCGTAGGTTGGGATGGGGATGCCACAGGGGTTTCAGGTCGGCTTTCGTGTAATGTCAACGGTACAGCCGCTACGATGACAGCCGGTAGTGGGTGGCACTTCATCGAGTTATATCTAAAGAAGAGCACCACGTCTACGAGTCAAAATGGTATTGTCAAATGGTGGGTTAATGGGACCCTGTGTGGGAGTTACTCAAATTGTAACCTCTGTCCAAATGGGATCGACGAGATGCAGCTTACGGCAGCGTGGGATGGAAGCCCTTCGGGGAGAGATCTCACTAAGTCCTGGCACCACTACTTTGACCATCTTTATATCTCTCGAAAGGTATAGCTATGGTGTATCTGATCCCATACGGAGAGGCGTACGTCTTAACCGGGCTTCAGTTAAAAGATAGAACAACCGGCCAGTTTAAAGTTACACCTACGTTGGCCGCGGGGGATTTTAAGATTGAGAAGGACGGGGGCGCGGCGGCGAATTTGGCTTCGCTACCTACGGTCACCCCAGCGGGTGGGAGTTCGGTGTCTGTGTCGTTTAGCGCGACGGAAGTGCAGGCTAAACAAATTGTCCTCAGAGCGTCCGATCAGGCCGGGGCCGAATGGGATGACACCGCGGTGTATTTGCTGACTGTTGGGAACCCAAATGCGTTTTTTGAATTCGATTTAAGTTCGGCATCGGTGGCGTTGTCTCTTGCATCGCAAGGTGCGGTGACAGGCGGCGTATGGGATGAACTCGTCGACAATCACCAGCTAGCGGCGACGTTCGGTAAGTTAGGGAAAGACACCGGGACCGCGGTTACAGATATTCAAGCGAAGGTCTTAGAGCTTCGCGAACTCATCGAAGACCTCTCGGATGTGATCTCCGGCGCGGGCGGGGCGGTCACGCCGGCTGAAGTCATCTCACAAACCCGTGTTGCGAATCACGCGCTTCAAAAGCTCGGCGCGGGGTTGATTTCGTCCATGGATGAAGACACGAGGGAAGCGCGAACGGTGAAGGCGTGTTACTCGATCCTGCGTGATCGTGAGCTTCGGGCGCATTCATGGAACTTTTCGATCAAACGGGTGGCGCTCGCTCCGTCCGCGACGGTGCCGGCGTTTGGGTTTGCGAAGGCGTTCCCCCTTCCGGCCGATTGCCTTCGAATTCTTCCCTCCGCGCGCCATGTTGATTGGACGATAGAAAACATCAACGGGGTGTCACACATTCTCACGAACGAAGGGACAGTGATTTATCTTCGGTATGTGGCACGGATCACGGACGAAGCGGTGTTCGATGAACTCTTCGTCGACATGCTGGCGTGCAAAATCGCGTGGCACTGCTGCGAAACGATTACGCAATCAAACCAGAAAAAAACCGATGTAATGAATGAGTATAAAGAGGCGCGGGCGGAAGCCAGGCGGATTAATGCGTTTGAACAAGCCTCTCCGCAAGAGCCAGAGCCCCCGTGGTTAGAGGCTCGACGGGCAGGGAGTGGGGAACAGAACTGGTTACGGTTCGGGAGCGAAGGGTAAATGCCGAAAGTCTCGCCGATTCAAAGCTCGTTTTCGACGGGGGAAGTCTCGCCGCTGCTGTACGGTCAAGTTGAGTTTGACAATTACAAGTCCGGGCTTAAGGTCTGTCTCAATCTTCTTCCGCTGATCCAAGGCCCTGTAACTCGACGCCCTGGCACATATTTTTGTGATGAAGTCAAAGATTCATCGAAACAAGTCCGATTGATCCGATTCAAATACTCCACGCAGCAAGCTTACATGGTGGAGTTCGGGCATCAATATATCAGGTTCAAACGCGGGAATGCGCCGGTCACACTGACGGCGCAAGCTATCACCATCGCGACCAAAGCCAATCCGTGCGTCGTTACCTATACCGGATCTGACACGTTCAGCAACGGAGATGACGTGGATATCTCCGGCGTGGTCGGCATGACCGAGCTGAACAATCGGCGGTATCGCGTTACGAATGTGAACACCGGGGCGAACACGTTCGAATTGCAAACGCTGTACGGCACTAACGTGGACAGTTCAAATTTTGGGTCGTACATATCGGGCGGCGAGATTGCGAAGGTGTATGAGGTCGTCTCTCCCTATGATGAAGACCAGTTATTCCAGATCAAGAGTGTTCAATCTGCTGATGTGTTGTTTTTGACACATCAGGAGCATACGCCCCGGAAGCTCTCGCGTTCGGCGAATACATCATGGACGCTCACATCCATGAATAACACCGTTTTGAAGGACGGGCCGTATCTCCCGACGAACACAACCGCCACGACGTTGACCCCGAGCGCGGCAACCGGAACCGGTGTCACGCTCACGGCGTCAGCGGTGACGGGGATTAATAATGACACCGGGTTTCAAACGACGGATGTGGGCCGGTTGATTCGGATTAAAGAGGGGTCGGCCTGGGGATACTGTCGCATCACCGCGCGGGCGTCGACAACCTCCATTACAGTAGATGTGATTAACACGCTTACGAACACCAACGCCAAGACCTTTTGGCGCCTCGGGTTGTACTCCAACACGACGGGATACCCCGCGGCCGTGGCGTTCTATGAAGACCGGTTAGTGTTTGGCGGGTGCCCGGCGGCGCCTTCGCGCGTCGACTTCTCCCGCACGGGTGACTATGAGAACTTCGCGCCGACTGACACCGACGGTACCGTGGTTGACGATCACGCGATTTCGTACACCTTGAACTCCGACGAAGTACAAGTGATTCGGTGGATGAAAGGTGATGAGAAGGCGCTCATCATTGGCACCCTCGACGGTGAATGGCCGATGCGCCCCAGTACGGCATCCGAAGCCCTCACCCCGACGAATGTCTCGGCGAAGCAATCGACCGCCCGCGGAAGCGCGGATTTGCAAGCGATTCGCGCCGGCGATGCGATGCTGTTCGTCCAAACGGCGCAGCGGCAATTGCGCGAACTCGCCTACGTGTTTGAAGCGGACAAATTCAGAACTCCCGACGTGACGGTGCTTTCGGAGCACATCACGAAGACGGGGATCAAGGATTTCGACTACCAGAAGCAACCGCATTCGATCGTGTGGCTGACGCGCAATGACGGCACCTTATTGTCCTTCACCTACGAACGCGATCAAAAAGTATTGGCGTGGGCACGCCATGCGGTGGGCGGATACTCGGAAGCAACGTTGACAGCGCCGGCCGCGGTTGAATCTGTGGCCTGTATGCCGAGCGCGGACGGCACCCGGGATGAAGTCTGGGTGGCGGTGAAACGGTTTATCAACGGCCGGATTGTTCGATACATCGAATATCTGACGAAAACGTGGGAAAAGGATGATGTACAGGAAGACGCAGTATACGGAGATTGCGCGCTCACATATGACGGATCGCCGATCACTACTGTCACGGGATTATGGCATCTCGTCGGGGAGACGGTGGGGGTCTTAGTCGATGGCGCCGCGCACCCGTCCAGAGTGGTCAGTTCAACCGGCACCATCACCTTGACGGCTCCAGCGTCGAAGGTGCAAGTCGGATTTACCTACAATAGCGACGGGCAGATGTTGCGTCAGGATGTAGGGGCGGCAGACGGGACGGCACAAGGGAAAATTCAACGATCTCACCGTGTCATCTTACGGGTTCATGATACACTCGGGCTGCTGACGGGATCGGGGTTCCATACGACTGGGCCGGGGAAGTTGACGGAGACGACATTTTACCGTGGAACAACGCCGGGGGATTCCATGGTGCCGCTGTTTACCGGGGATGTTGAAATCCAATGGGAAGGATCCTACAGCACGGCGAATTATGTGACCTGGCGGTTTGCCGGCATGTTCCCCGGAACGGTGCTCGCGGTGATGCCGCAACTCCATACGCAAGACCGATGATCTCATACGGGCCATTCAGAGCGGCACATCTTTACGAGTTGAACGTGCAAGAGGCGCAACGATGGACGATGGCCTACCTCGAACCGAACATCGCAACCGGCCTCGAAACATTGTGGTCGAATACCGTCTTCAAAGATGGGCGCCCGATCTGTTGCGGCGGGGTGATCGCACAGCGGGCCGATTACGGCATCCTCTGGTCGTTCGTCGGCTCGGACG